TGGACAACGTGGGGCAAAGATGCCTACGCAAAACTCCAAGCCTCTAATAAACGATAGCAATATCTAAATCACACGAAACAGACCGCCATTTGGCGGTTTTTTTTCGCCCATACAAAAGGTAATTAATCATGGCAGCAACAACCAGTACTACTCTTGACGATCTCTTTGTCAATATTATCGCTCAGGCGCGGTTCACCGCAGAAGAGCAATCACTCATGCTTGGCCTAGTCACTCAATACAACATTGGGTCTGAGGCGGGTAAAACAATTCAAGTACCAAAGTATCCTGCAATAGCCGCAGCAGATTTGACTGAAGGTTCTGATATGTCATCCACGACTGTTAGCACTTCATCTGTCTCTGTTACTGTTGGTGAGGTTGGAGCGCAAGTTCTTCTCACAGACGTAGCAAGTATGGGTGCTGGCAACCCTGCTGTTGAGTTGGGAACTGTTCTTGGTAACGCTATTGCGACTAAGATGGATAAGGACTTGATCGCTCTGTTTGATGGATTCTCATCTTCATTTGGATCAGCTGGTGCAGAGACTACTGTTGCCGATCTGTTCAAAGCAGCCGCTACTTTGCGAGCTAACAAAGTTGTTGGCCCAATGGCAGCCGTTGTGCATCCTTTCCAAGCGTTTGCAATCAAGTCTGGCCTAACTAACACGTTTGCTAATCCAAACGGTGGTGATGTTCAGAATGAGGCAATGCGAACTGGATACGTTGGAACAATTGCGGGCATCGATGTGTATGAGTCTGCAAATATCACTGTTGACGGATCAGGTGACTGCAAAGGTGCTGTATTTGCACCAGAAGCAATTGCTATCGCAATGAAGCGTGACTTTAACATTGAGCCACAGCGTGACGCATCTCTACGCGCCATAGAGTTAAATGCAACTGCCGTTTACGGTGTTGCAGAGCTAGATGACTCTTACGGTGTTGAAATCCTTGGTGATGCAACCTTGTAAGCTAAATAAGCCTCATCCTTTCGGGGGTGGGGCTTTTTATTTGGAGGAACTATGGCAATCACCTATCGAGGCGAGAAGTTTGAGGGCTATAACAAGCCTAAGAGAACACCAAGCCACGGATCAAAAAGCCATGCGGTATTAGCAAAACAGGGTGACAAAATTAAATTGATTCGCTTTGGTCAGAAGGGCGCAGATAACAAGCCGCCAAGAAAAAACGAGAGCGAGTCAGATAAAGCAAAAAGGCGATCATTTAAAGCACGATTTGCAAAGCAAATTGCAAAGGGTCGTAAAGACAAAACAGCATCGGCAGCATATTGGGCTGACAAGGTTAAATGGTAATGGCATTTTCATCAGACGCAGATTTACTGGCAATCGCTCCAGACATATTGAGCCTTGGTATTGATTCATTCTCTACAGAACACGCAAAGGCGCAGTCAGATATAGAAAGGCATATCCGGGCTAATTGGTGGGATAAAAGAGGCTTTTCTGGCGAGCTAAAGCCACAGTATCTAACAGACTCGCAGTGGACTCGATCAAGTGCCTATCTGGTTCTCTGGAAGTACGCTCTACCTCAACTTACTAATTGGGTTGATAACGATAGATTCTTGGGAATGATTGATTTTTACAAGTCACGTTATGGCGAGGAAATTGAGGCTGTCTTTAAAGACGGTGTTGAGTATGACGATGACAATGACGGAACCATTGATGAGGATGAGAAAACCCCTATTAACGATGGTCGGCTTGTTAGGTAATGCAATTTAACGTCCAGATAAAGCCTAAAGATATTGCCAAGCGCGTTCAGAAGCGCGGCAGAGCATTAAGAAACAGCATTAAGTTAGCGTTATCAAGAACGGCTCAACAGGGCATTGTAATAATTGAAGATAATATTGACGAAGGCAAAGGTTACAAAGGCCCTTTTAAAAAGTATTCCACAGGCTATGCAAAAGCTAAAAAAGAAGGTTGGCCAAGAACAAAAGACAGGCGTTCATTTTCAGGCGATCCAAGCGGTGATGTAAATTTAACTGTCTCAGGGTTGATGCGAGGCGCACTGACAACAAAAGCCAATAGTAGTAGAGCAGAGATATTCTTTTCTAACGCAAACGCCAACAAGAAAGCCGCCTTTAACAATAAAAGCCGTCCGTTTATGGGCTTTAACAGGCGTGATGAAAAGCGTTTAAGAAACGTCTTTGAGAGGAACCTAGCATGAGTGTTCGAGAGTTAATTGCTGAGAATATCGTTCAAACGCTAGAGGATGTTCATACACCAATACGGTTGTCATACATAACCCGGCAACCTTTTGATTTTGACAAATTATCCAACGCACAGTTTCCGGCTGTTCTAGTAAGAACGGCTGATGAGAATCGTGAAGATTCTACCGTGGGCGGCTCAATCGGCAAGCGCATGGGAACTATTAACTATGAACTGGTTTGCTTTGTAAAAGGCAAGGAAATAGACCAGGCGAGAAACAATATCATCGAGACTATAGAAGAGGGTCTGGATGTTGACAGAACTAGAGGCGGTCATGCGTTAGATACGCAGATTGTTTCTATAGAAATTGACGAAGGTCAAATCGATCCCATTGGTGGGGTTATTTTAACGGTTCGCGTGATGTATCAATACACTCGCGGCACAACATAGAGGAAAGGCAAGATGGCAACAGTAACAGGTCAATCAGGTGTCGTGAAGATCAACCTACATGGGCAAGCAGTTGCTCTTGTTGGAGAGGTAAGATCATTCACAATGAACTTAAATAATGCTCTTTTAGAAGTTACTAAAATGGGCGATACGGGCAGAAATTACACTCCATCACTTGATGAGAGTGACGTTTCTATTGATTGCTATTGGGATGAGGCAGATGCTCAACAGTTGGTTCTTGATCCGGGTGCAAAAATAGATTTTGAATTAAGCCCAAGCGGAACTGCATCAGGTTCAAAAAAATATACTGGAACAGCGTTTAACGTATCGAGCAAATCAATTACTGCATCGTTTGATGGCATGGTTGAGGCAAGCTTTAGTTTCCAAGGCGGTACAGTAGCTGAAGGGGCACACTCCTAATGGGTTTGGCTAGGGAGTTAAGAGCAAGAAGAACGATACCTCTGCGCGAGGTGGTTGTTGAGGCTTGGTCTGATGAGAAAGGCGTACCGTTCAAGCTCTATTGCGGTTCTATTAGCTGTTATGACTTAAATGAGTTGCAAAAAAAGCATCCTAAGTTTCTTGAGAATACGACAGTCGGAGCAATGGTTGATCTGATTCTTATGAAGGCAATGGATGAGTCTGGTGAGAAACTGTTTACCTCTGCTGAAGATCGTATCGATCTGATGGGTGAGGAGACAACGGTGATCTCTGAGATTGCTAACCAGATGTTTGCAGAGATTGAAAGTCCAGAGATAGCTGAAAAAAACTAAGACGCGATCAATCGAGGATGAATCTTTTGTCTTTGGCTGATCGCTTGCACATGAGTATTTCTGACGCTGAACAAATGCCAGTAAACCATTTTAATGAATGGATGGCGTATTTCAAAATAATGAGTGAGAACAATGGCTGAAAACGTAAAAATTACGATTAGCGCAATTGATAAAACCAAGAAAGGCTTTGGTTCAGTTGGTCGCGCATTAGGCGGTTTGACTAAGTCTATATTTAGTATGCGTACAGCGTTGGTTGGAGTTGCAGGTGCAGCCGGGTTTGGTTTACTTGTCCGATCCTCATTAAATGCCACTGACTCATTAGCTAAGACTGCATCAAAGATAGGCACAACCACTGAAGCTTTAAGTGGTTTACGTTTTGCGGCAGAAATAACTGGTGTTGCTACGACCACTATGGACATGGCTTTGCAAAGGTTTACACGTAGAACAGCAGAGGCCGCAAAGGGTACAGGCGAGGCAAAAGGCGCGTTGCAAGCATTAGGCATTAACGCAACAAAGCTAATTGACTTACCGCTTGATGAAAGGATGCTTGTCCTTGCTGATGCGTTTGCTAAACAAACAAATGAATCACAAAAACTTGCATTAGCTTTTAAGCTTTTTGATAGTGAAGGTGCTGCACTTGTTAATACGCTAAGTCTTGGCCGAGAGGGGCTTTCTGAGTTGCTTGGCGAGGCTAGAGCGTTAGGGGTTGTTATGTCCTCTAGCGCGGCAAAAGGAGTTGAAAACGCAACAGACTCTCTTACAAAACTCAAAGCAATTACTAAAGGGCTAAGAGATCAATTTGTTGCAGCCCTTGCGCCTGCTATAGAGTCATTGACAACGCAATTTACAGATTTTTTCAAAGAAATTGCAGAGAAAAAAGGCGGTGTTGAGCAGTTCGCAAAAGACATGGCAAAAGCTTTTTTAAATGCAAGTCTTGTTGTCGTAACATCTTTAGATACGATCTTGACAAATGTTGGACTTACTTTTCAAGCATTTAGAGAGAACATTCAAAAATTTAGAGAAGCTGTAAACAAATTTGAAATCAGTGCATTAGAACGAAAAATAAACAGACTTCAAGAAGCTCTAGATATAGTAATGCCGGGCAATGGTCAAGAACCTCAAGAATTAAGCTTTCTTCAAAGAATAAAATTTGGGGTTAAGACTTCTACACCTACTGAGTTGGATATTGCAACTTTAGCACTTCCTATTCAAAAGGAACTCGATACACTTAGAGCTAAATTAGGAGAAACTTTAACTCCTATCGATTTATCAAACGTAATTGACGTTGTAGGCTTTGAAAAAACTATTAACAGCCTGATTGCAATTATAGATGGTGGAGGCGATGGCAAAGGTTTAACTAAAACTGTAACTGAATCTGTTAGCAAGATACGGCAAACATTTTTAGACTGGCAAGACAGTTTAGGTGATGTTGATTTAGCGTTACAAGATGTTGCTAAAAAAGGCATGAACCAATTTACTGATGCATTTACTGATGCAATTACTGGCGCAAAAAACTTTGCAAGCGCGATGAAAGATATGGCTAAGTCAGTTGTTGACAGCCTTATAAAAATGCTTGTTCAGTATTACATTACAAAGCCTTTATTCGATGCGATAACTGGTAGCTTTGGCGGTCAATCATCATCTAACATTGAAGGCAGCGCTAACTTTGTTGGCCCTACGTTGCCATCTCTTAATGGCGGTGGATTTACTGGGTACGGCTCACGATCTGGAGGCGTAGACGGAAAAGGCGGTTTCCCTGCAATTCTTCACCCTAATGAGACTGTAATTGACCATACAAAGGGTCAGTCATCAGGTGTTGTTGTTCAGCAAACGATTAACGTAACCACAGGCGTACAGCAAACGGTACGTGCTGAGATCGTTCAGTTAATGCCCCAGATAGCTCAAGCCGCTAAAGGCGCTGTAGCAGATGCTAGATTGCGCGGTGGTAACTTCTCTAAAGCAATGGCAGGAGCATAACAAATGCCTTTATCATGGCCAACAAATCCAGTTACAGGAGCGCTTGTTGGCATTCAAAATATGTCAATGAGATTACGCAGAGTGGTTGCTGTTTCTGAGTCACCGTTTACTTTGGATACACAGGTATATACTCATCAGGGTGCGCGATGGGAAGCTGAAATATCGTTGCCGCCATTAAGTCATGCGGAGGCTAGAAGTGTTGAAGCATTTATTGTCGGCCTTAAAGGAAGAGAAGGTACTTTTACTTTTGGTAATCCTTTACATACAGGCACTGTGTCGAATAACGGTTGTGATTCTGCAAGCATAAGAGCTGAATCATTAACGCTTACATCAGGCGCACAGGCTATTCCGGCAGGGACTTACTTTGAGATAAATAATTATCTCTATATAACAACTGAGGACAAGGCAGGTGGATCGACTACGTTAAACTTCCAGCCGCCTTTGCGTATTGCTATTACCTCAAATCAACCTGTCGATTTTAGCTTACCGAAAAGCACTTGGCGCATGACCTCTAATGAAATTGGTTGGTCGATAAACGAAGCCAGTATGTACGGTTTTACATTCGCTTGTTGTGAAGCCCTATGAGTAGAACATTAACTACTGCAATGAGCAACGCACTTGTTGCTGATACGGTTAGACCTATCTACCTTGTCAATATGGAGTTTGATCAAAATATTGCGGCAGGTACTTTTGTTACAGGTCATAAATATAAGATCGTAAGTCTTGGTGATACTGATTTTACAGCTATTGGAGCAAGCGCGAACACGGTTGGAGTGACTTTTACTGCAACTGGTGCAGGTTCAGGTTCTGGAATTGCAAGTGAAAGCCCTGCCGAATTAAACGTCTGGTCTGGTGTCGGTGATTTAACCTATGGCGGTGAAACTTATCTTGGCGTAGGTGACTTGCTCGGAATTAGTCAGATACAAGAAACCTCTGACATATCTGCTTCTGGAATGAATGTTAGCATTACAGGTGTTAAATCTTCTTTTCTTGTTATTGCAAAAGATCATGAATACCAAGGTCGCCCAATTACTGTACGCCTTGGTGCTTTTAATGCATCTGGTTCGTTAGTTAGCGATCCGATTATTGTTTTTAGTGGTTTTATGGACACTATGACAATTGCAGAGAATGGCGAATATTCGACAATTACGATTGCGGCTGAAAACAAACTGGTAGCATTTGAAAAAACGAAGGTTAGGCGCTATACAGCAGAAGATCAAAAGATTGACTATCCTACTGATAAAGGCTTTGAGTTTGTTACTGCGATTGTAGAGAAACAAATTATGTGGGGTCGTCCAACTGGATCATCACAAAACGGCTCAACAGGATCATCAGGAAATCGAGGTGGAGTAGGAAATAACGGTGATTGGACTGCGGCATGATTATAGCGCACGAGTGTCTAGCTAACGTCAAAGAAGACATGAAACCTTTGCTTGAAAAGCATTGGGAAATGGTGGCGTTAAATCAAGGAACAATAAAGCTAAATCCTGATTGGGAAGAATATGCTCGATTAGATGCCGCTGGTATACTAAGAATATTTACGGCAAGACAAAATGGCGAGTTGGTAGGGTATTGTGTTCTTATAGTTAACAAAAGTCTGCATTATAAAGATCATATATTTGCTAATAACGATGTTGTTTTTGTTTTGCCAGATCACAGAGCAGGTGCTACTGGTTACAAGTTAGTCAAGTATGCAGAAGATCACTGCCGAGAAAATGGCATATCTTTATTAAACATCAATACTAAAGTTCACATACCTTTTGATGATCTTATGGTCGGAATGGAGTTTGATCTTATTGAGCGCATTTACTCTAAATGCTTTAAGGATTAATTAATGGCGATTACCTTTGTAGCAGGATTAGCATCTGTCGGATCAGCAATGATTGCGGCAGGTGGTCTTATCTCTATAGGCGCGGCATTTGGTGCTTTTGCTATAGGCGCAGGTTTATCTTTAGTTTCTCGCGCTCTTGCTCCTAGTCCAGATTTAGGCGCACAAATGGCAGGTCAATCTGTTATGACTAGAGACGCGGCACATTCGCGTAAGATTGTTTATGGTCGTGCGCGTATTGGTGGCAATGTCGTTTACTTAGAGTCTACTGGCACAGATAACAAATACCTTTGGCTAGTGACTGCAATTGCAGGGCATGAGATAGATGCGTATGAGCAAGTATGGTTTAACGATCAAAAGGTCTGGGAAAACGGTAATTTTACCTCTGCTTGGGCAACACAAGGAGACTCGTCTACCTCACCTTACATTAATTTGAGTTTTCATTTAGGTAATCAAACAACTGCTGACAGTGGTCTAAATGCCGCATCTACAAAGTGGACTGATAACCATAAGTTATTAGGCACAGCTTATATGGTTGTTAAGTTAACCTATGACCAAGAAAAGTTTGCTCAAGGTTTGCCAAACATATCTACGGTAATTCGTGGTAAAAAGGTACTTGATCCAGAGACAAGCACAACTGCATGGTCACAAAATCCTGCGCTGTGTATTTATGATTATCTACGTGATACAAAATACGGTTTAGGAGAGACTGCTTCTAATATTCTTACAAGCTCTGTTAATACAGCTAAAGACGTATGTGATCAAACAATTAATCTGTCGGCAGGTGGCACACAAGCTCGATATACGATGGACGGAGTTATTGACACTGGTAATTCTATCAAGGCTAACATAGAGAACATGACAGGAGCTATGATTGGACGATTAGTCTACTCAGGCGGTAAATTTGAATTACACGCAGGTCAATACGTAGCTCCTACAGTTACGATAGATGAGTCAATGATTATTGGCGAGATAAGCGTTCAAACTAAGCAATCAAGGCGCAACGCATACAATGGTGTTAAAGGCGTATTTCTTAGCGAGACTGATAACTACATACTAGCAGACTATCCAGCACAAATATCTAGCACTTATGCCGCGCAAGATGGCGATCCTATCTACCTAGATATGCCTTTGCCTTACACGGTTAATAATATACGCGCTCAGAGGCTTGCAAAGCTGGCTCTACAGCGTTCTAGGCAACAAGAAGCCATAACTATACCCTGCAACTTAAATGCGCTTAAATTTAAAATAGGCGACAATATCAGCGTTACTAATACCCGACTAGGTTACTCAGGTAAAGTGTTTGAAGTTGTTGGCTATTCGATGGGCTTTAGTTCGGATCAAATGGTTGTTAATGTCGAAGCAATAGAAACAGCGGCAAGCATATGGGATTGGGCAACATCTGACGAAGAGGTATTTTTAGGCGCAGGTGAAGTTGATATCTACGATGGCACTACTACGACAGCTCCAACAAATTTACAAATTGCAGGTGATACGTTTGTATCGGCAGATGGTACTTTTAACGCGTCATTTAATGTTAGTTGGACAGCAAGTGCTGATGCCTTTGTAGATCATTACGTTGTTGAATGGAAGAAAACTTCTGCCAGTGATTACTTTTCGCAAGCAACAAAAACATCACCTTTGCAAATTATTAATCTTGAAAATAGCGCACAATATAACGTAAGAGTTAAAGCAGTAAACGAATTAGCTGTATCTAGTTCTTATCTTACATCTACACCAACAGCCGCTGTTGACACTACTGCTCCCAGCGCACCAACATCTGCCTCAGCAACAGGTGTATTTGCACAGATTAATTTAAGTTGGACAAACCCTGCACAAAAAGATTTTAGTCACGTTGATGTGTATCGCTCTGACACATCTAATGGTACTTATACGCTTATAGGTAATACTGACGGAACTACATTCCAAGACGGTAATTTAGGTAATGCGGCTACTAAATTTTATAAATTAAAAGCAGTAGATTTTACTGGTAATGCATCTGCTTTTAGTAGTGAAGTTACTTCTACAACCACGCAGATTCCAACAGGTAGCATTGCAGATAACGCAATCGGAACGGCTCAGATAGCAGATGACGCTATTACTATAGATCAGATAGCAGATGATGCAGTATCTACCGCGCAAATAGTTGATGACGCAGTAACAAATGCATTAATTGCTACAAACGCTGTTGACCAAGGATCTATTGCGGCTAACGCAGTGACTGCAACGGAAATTGCCACTGATGCAGTAACGGCTAATAAAATATTAGCAGGTAGTATTACGGCAGGAAAAATAGCCGCTGACGCTGTTACAGCTACAAAAATAAGTGTAGATGATTTGTCTGCGATTAACGCTGACTTAGGAACTATTACCGCAGGTTCTATTGACGGTGTAACAATTAAAATAGGTTCAGGCGAAAGTGTATTTAAGGCTGATACTAATGGTATTTATTTAGGTAATGAAACTTTTGCAAACGCAGAGTTTAGAGTAAGCCCTGCTGGTGCAGTTACGGCTACTTCAGCAACTGTATCAGGCGCTATAACTGCAACGTCTGGCTCTATTGCTAACGGAGTTACTATTGGCGGTACAGCCGCAAGCACAGTAACAAGCGGTGCCGCCGCTGGAGCAACAGCAAATCAAGACAGTACTTCTACAATATTAGGTGGAAATTTAACAGGTACAGTTAACAATGTAGCGGCTTCAACGGTAACTTCAGGTGCAAATGCTGGGGCAACTGCTTTACAAGATGCTGATACAGGAGTTGATCTTGGACTTACAGGCGGCTCTATCTCTGGCATTACTATTTCTGCAACAAAATTGTATGAAGGAACAGGGACTTTTAACAGCGCTAACACTGGGTTTTATTTAGACAATACTGGACAGTTTAGTTTAAAAGACAAATTATCATTCAACGGTACAGCTTTGACAATAGATGGCGGTGGTACGTTTAGTGGGGCTTTATCTGCGGCAAGCGGCACTTTTACAGGTGCGCTTTCTGGCGGCACTATATCTATAGGATCAAGCAACAGTATATTTAAAGCTGATTCAAATGGTATATATTTAGGAAACGCAACATTTGGATCAGCACCTTTTAGGGTTACACCTGCTGGAGTTTTGACATCTACTTCTGGAACTGTAGGTGGCTTTACTCTAAGCAGTACATCTCTTGTCGCTGGCACTGGAACAACGAGAGTATCGCTTAGTACGGCCGATGGAATACATTTAGGCAACAATACTTTTGCATCTGCGCCATTTAGCGTCAACAGGTCTGGAGATTTAGTTGCAACAAGCGCAACAATTACAGGTGCTTTGACGTTGACAAATGTTGACGGAACGACTGTTGAGTATAACGGTGGAAATCTACAGGTTGGTACTGTCCAAACAGGTAATATTGCTGACAATGCAATTACTGCAAGTCAGATTGCGGCTGATGCAGTAACTGCAACTGAAATTAATGTTGCTAACCTTGCGGCTATTAGCGCAAACATGGGAACAATAACAGCAGGTTCTATCTCATCTAATTTAATTACTGGTGATGTCACTGAGGTTTATCCCATAGGACAGAGATATTACACAGATTTAACGTCATCAGCTGTTGTGATGGGTTCTTTTAGTTTGCCAGCACCAACAAACGGAATTGCTAAAAGAAACAAAGTTGATTTATCAGTGCAGTTTAGAGTAGAAAACGCAGGTCAAACAGGAGCAAATACTGGTGCTTTTATTAGACTTGAAGTTCAAAAAAAGAGTAAAGGTCAAAATGCAACTGAAGTTACTACAAGCTCGGTAAAAGTTGTTGTTGAACCTGAATCAATACCATATCAACAGATTATAAGTATTGCAGGTAATCAATTAGATAAAATTGATTTGGCAGGTGGCGTTGCGGCAAACGATGATGCATCAGGTACTTATGAACCTGCATCTATGTACGCGCTATATTACGATGCAGTTTCAGATAAAACATTTATGCAAATAAGTGCATTTCAAAATGTATTTAGCACTGGCGATGATCTTTATTACGATGAAGATAAGTTTGCAAGTTCAGGGACTTGGGTCAGCCCCAGTATCGCTGAAGATTTTAACGTGCATACACCTGAAGATTATGGATCAGGCACAGCTTATCAATCTTTTTATATTCCGTTTAAAATGAGTTATGGGCAAACAACGACAGCCTCAAATTATAGAGTCACTTGTTTAGTTAATAACGCACAATCTAATGTTGTCTATGAAATAAGAAGAGCCATTGGAACGCTGGAGAATATATCGTGATAAGAGTTGGCTACGTAAAAACAGATGGTACAGAAGTTATACATGAAACGGTAAGCGGAGCAGTCAATGCAAAAAATTCTGTTGAGGCTCTTAAATCATCAAAATCTGGTGACTCTTCTGTTTCTTATTTTTATTTAGAATCACAACTAACAAATGTAGACTGGAATAGATATGCGTTTGTTGACCCCTTATAGATTGACAATACAAGTAGTATAATATGCTTATACAAGCAGAGGTTTAAGATGACATACCAATTAGTTAAAGACGATACAGCCCCGCAGATAAAAGCTACCATAACTAGAGATGATACTGGTTCTGCTATAGATTTAACTGGAGCTACAATTAGAATGTATTTCCGTGCTAAAGGTGGTTCAAGTATTCTGTTTACTTTAACTGCTCCTGTCACTGGAGATTATTCAAGTGGCATTGTTTTGTTTTCTTTTTCATCTGGTAATTTAAATATAGATGAAGGTTACTATGAAGGTGAGATAGAAATTACTTATTCTGGTGGGACAGTAGAGACTGTTTATAAAGTGTTAGATTTTTATGTGCGCGGTGATTTCTAATGATTAAAGCCACAATTGCTTTTAAAAAAGCGATTGCCGCAATAAACTTTAAAAAAGCTATTGCAAAGATAGAGTTTGGCAAATTTATTATATTTAATTTTTTTACTTATGCTATTTTTACTACATATAGTAAAGTAAAGTCGTTTAATAAATCTCTTAGTGATTCGCAAGGCGCAACCGATACAGAAGTTCTACACTTAGGTAAAGTTGTTAGCGATACGTCAGCAAGCACAGACACAGCCAGGCTAAGTGTAAGTAAAATCTTATCTGACACTGGATCTGTATCTGATGAGCCAGCATTTGGTTTTGCTAAATTTGCAACAGATTCTAGCAATGTCACACAGAATCAAACAATGGATTTTAACAAATTCATTAACGAAGTATTTGCCGCAACAGATGATTTAGACGGTGAAGCTACTGCTGAAGACGATCAAGAAATGACCTTCGTAAAAGTTAGATCTGATTTAGCAACTTTTACTGAATCAGTAGTTAATGGATTAGGAAAGCCGTTAAGTGATACAATCGGAACAAGCGATTCAGGTTCTATACGCAGTCAAGGTTATTGCGCCTTTGACTATTTTTTGGAAGATTACGTTGGCGCAAGCCAGACTTTTTAGAGGTGATTTATGATTAACGATGATCTAAAGCTACGAGGCGATGTAGCGATAGTTTTAAAAGATAAGGACGGCAATGTAAAAGATAGCCGTGAAATACATAACTTGGTAGTTAGCGCAGGTCTTACTTATATTTGCTCTCGCATGGCTGGTACTTCTTCTAGTGTAATGTCTCACATGGCATTAGGATCAGGTACGACAGCCGCATCCGCAGGGCAAACTGATCTAGTATCGATTCTAGGCTCTAGAGAGGCGTTAGACAGCAGTACGGCTTCTAGCAATACGATT